GGCATCAACGTACCCTGCAACATCGCGTCCCGCCACGGCTCCACATTCATCAACGGTGCAGTAGACGGCACAGCCCTAACCGCCAACACAACACCAACATCCCTCCCCGATCTATCCACCACTGATTTTCAGATTGCCCCGACATTCAACGGCAATATAGGCAAGCTGGTCGTATGGTCTGACGACATTGGTGATGTAGGTATTGCGGAGGCGAGCGCATGATTACGATCACCGATCTCGACGGCGTAGAGCATGACGTATTTGCTACGCTCCTTCCCTCTGGCGTTCTCTGGCAAATGGTGCGATGCCCGGATGAAGCGACATTCGATGCTGTAGCTTTAGCAGTTGGTTTAACAGTTTATACCACTCCAGAGATCCCTGCTGTTTTAGATGAAAATGGTGTAGAGATACACCCACTTATTGAAGCATCTGGACCAATCATTACTGCCCCTCATACAACAATTACAAAAATAGGTAGTATTGTATTAACTCCAGCCATCACTGATAGTGAAGGAAACGTAACAACTCCTGCCGTTTTAGATAGTAGATTTCATGCTAACTTTTGGTTAGGTCCAGAGGTTGTAGCAAGAGGTTTATGGAAGAAGTTTGCAATTGCTTGGACAACTTATGGGTCTAACACAAGCATTAAAAATCATAATGAATCTGGTGTCACCTTTCAAAATATAGAACTCATAGATCCAGATTCAATAACTAGTCCAAGAAACGTCCTCCTATAAAAATATTAAGGGTTCTTAAGTGAAAAGTTCACCACCAAAGATGAAATCTACAATGGAAATTGGCCACGGCGGGACTAATACTCGCTATGGTGAAATCCGTGGTGATGAATTTCTAAAAGAACTTAAGGGTAAGCACGGTATTAAGAAGTACCGTGAGATGAGAGATAACGACGCTACTATTGGTTCTGTAATGTATGCTACAGAACAAGTGCTAAGAGACGTACCTCGTACTATTCAACCTGCTGATGATAGTGAAGAGTCAGCTAGAATGGCTGAATTTCTAGGTCAAGTTTTAGAGGATATGGAACACACTCTTGATGATCATATCTCAGAGGCTCTTAGTTCTCTAACCTTTGGTTTTGCCATCTTTGAAGTTGTTTATAAGAGACGAAAAGGGTTTAATCAAAAAGACCCTAAGAAAAAGAGTAAGTTTAATGATGGATATTTTGGTATTCGTAAACTAGCCTCTCGCGCTCAATGGACTATTAATGAGTTTGATGTAGATAAGAAGACTGGTGATGTTTTAGGAATTAGGCAGGACTATTCTCTTGAAGTTGGTGCAACAATACCAGTCAACAAGATTCTTCACTACAAAACTACCAACACTAATAATGATCCTTCTGGACGCTCTATTCTTCGCAATGCTTATAAGTCCTATACTTTTCTAAATAATCTACAGACTATTGAAGCTATTGCTGTAGAAAGAGAGCTGAATGGTATTCCTATTGGTCGTATGCCTGCTGACTATCTTAGTGCAGACGCAACAGATGACCAAGTTGCTCTTAGAAATACTTTTGAGCAAGTATTACGTGACCTAAAGTTTAATGCGCAAGGTTTTGCCCTTCTTCCTTCTGATGTATATACAGATGAAGATAATAAACCTTCTGACATTAGGTTGATGGATATTGAATTGATTACCTCTAATGGTACTCGTAATATCGACATTGACCCAATCATTAAGCGTTATCAACATGACATTGCTAGGTCTGTTATGGCCGAGTTTCTTATGCTAGGCTCTTCTAGTACAGGCTCTTATGCCCTTAGCAAGAGTAAGACAGACCTATTCCTGAGAAGTATGGAAGCTTACATCAACTCTATATATGATGTTCTTAATAAACAACTTGTACAACCTTTGTGGGAAATTAATGGTTTTGATATTTCTACAATGCCAACTATTGTTGCTGGTGATGTAGCCCCACATGACCTTAAAGAACTTGGTTCGTACCTCAGAAATCTTAATGGTGCTGATATTAGTCTAGCTGACCAAATGGATATTGTAGATGCCTTGTTAGATACTGCTGAACTTCCTAAGCTTGACAGAGATGTTTATGAAGAAAGTAGGGCAAGGGTACATGCTGCTGATTCTGCTCGTAATGAACACTACGATGATGATAATATTAAAGGTGCTCAAGATAGTCCACCAACTAAAGAAACTACGGTGGATAAATAATGTCTAAGCAAGGTAATTGGGACAGAAGACGGTATGAGGTTCCTGATGGCAGACTTGTTCAGGCTGAAAGAGAAATATATAACACTTTTGGAGATAAGGTTTCTATTAGTGCTAAAGGTAAATCCATACTTAAGTTTGGAAGAAATCCTAATTTAACATCTGGCGTAAAAGAAACTGTTTGGGGTCTTGGTGGAAATGAAACCTACGTAAGTTCTAATATTATCGATACAATATCATCTAGTAGCGCGCTAGACCTTACAGCAATGGTTATAGAGGGTCATACTGTAGAAGGTACTGGTTTTGATCAAAAGTTTACTTTCGTCACTCAGGAAATCACTCTAGTTGGTCAAGGTAAAGCAACTTTAACTATTCCATTAGCTAGAATTTCTCTTATATATAACAATAACGGTTCCGAGCTTGTTGGTAATATTTATGTATATGAAGATACTGCAATTACTAATGGTGTACCTAATGATTTAACAAAAGTACACATTACAGTTGAAGATGGTTTTCAACAATCATTTAAAGCCGCTACAACTTTTAGTAATGAAGATTATGCAATTCTTACAGGCGGATTTGGTTCTGTATCTATAAAACAGGCTGCATCGGTAGACTTTTTTCTTGAGGTTGCTGCACCGGGTAGAATTTTTAGGGAGGGCGCTGCTATTAGTGCCACTTCAACAGGTGGTGCTTGGAATGTAAATCTTGATCCTTGTGTAATAGTACCAAAAAATTATGATATTAGAGTTACAGCAACCTCATCTACCAATGGTGTAGAAGTCTTTAGTAATTTCTCTACCTATCTCGCGAAAGTAATAACATGAAATTTGCAAAATATCAATTATCTACTGATGTATTCTCTATGAGATCTATGGCAGAAGGCCGTTCTATTGATTTAGGTCTTGGGGGTTCCGCTCACGTATATGATGTAGATGGACAAGCTATGTATATGCCCGGTGAAACTCATGAGAAATACCTAGAGGCTATGGGATATGAAGATTATGTTGAACCTGATGAAGATCGTATGGTTGAGGCTCTTAGGGCAGTGGTAGCAGAAATTATGAATAAGTCTAAAGTTGATGTTATCAAAATTGATGAAGAGCATCGTATTGTATATGGATGGGCAAGCGTAACCACTAATAAAGGTGAGTATGTTGTTGACCGTCAAGGTGATGTTATTAAAACTGAGACCCTGCACAAAGCAGTAAATGAATTTATGAAAGGTGTAAGAGTAGGTAAATTGATGCACATGGGGGAACCAGTAGGGCAAATAGTCCACTCATTTCCTGTTACAAAAGAAATTTGTAGTGCGTTAGGAATCCAGTCTGACAAAGAAGGATGGATCACAGGATATTATGTCGAAGATGACAACCTGTGGGCCGATGTCAAGTCTGGTAAATATGCGTCCTTCTCTATTGGCGGACGCGCAACTAAGGGAGAGTATATTGCCGATTAATTTACTCACATCGTTGGAGTTGGATGAATTAAGCCTAGTGGACAATCCCGCTAACCAAATGGCAATTGCTCCAATCTTCAAGCGTGATACTTCTAATGGAGAAGAAATGACTAAAGAAACTGAAATTGATACTGAAGCTATGAAGGCTGAGGTTACTAAGTACAAAGCTGAGAATGAGCGTCTTCGTAAGGCCCTTATTGATAATGGTTTTGTTATTGAAGCAGATAAGGTAGCAAAGAAAGCACCTGTTGAAACTATCGAAGTAGATGGTGAAAAAATCAACAAAGCTGATATTCCTGCTGCTATCCTTAAGAAAATGGAAGCTGATGAAGCCTCTATTGCTAAAGCTGCTGTAGAAAAAGCTGACCGTGAGTTGACGGAAAAAGCTAAAGAAACTCTCCCTAACTTTGACGAGAATGTTGCTAAATCTCTGATGAAGTCTTTGGATGGTGTAGAAGACTATGATAAAATTATGGAAGCTCTGAAAGCTGCTGATAAGGCTTTTGATGCTAAAATGGAAGAACTTGGTAAAGCTGATGTTGATGGTAGCATGAGTGACCCAAAGACTAAAATGGAAACACTAACTAAAGCTTATAAAGAAGCCCACAAAGTTTCTTATGAGAACGCTTATGCAGAAGTAGCTAAGACCAAAGAAGGCTCGGCACTAATCACTGCAATTTATAAATCTGAAAAGGAATAACTTATGGCGACTTCAGGCGCTCAGGTTCGTGAAACCTTTATTGCTGGTGCTGATCTATCTGGTGCCCAATTCACATTCGTAAAAATGAATACAACTGATCGTACTGTTGTAGCTGCTGGTAATGCAGATGCTGCTGATGGTATTCTTATAAATAAACCCACATCTGGTCAAGCTGCTACAGTTGTAGTGTTTGGACGTGAGCGTATCCTTTGTGGAGCTGGTGGCCTTACTGCTGGTGCTCTCGTTGGTGTAGATGCTAACGGTGCTGGTGTTGTAGCTGCTACTAATGACATTGTAGTTGGTCGTGTTGTAGATGCTGGCGCTGCTGCTGCTTATGCTACTATTGACTTCTTCCGTGGCGGCAACGCTGCTGCATAATAAGGAATAAATTATGCCTCTTTTGACTCCTGCTGACGTACATATTGATCAGCCACTTACTAATCTAACCGTTGCTTATCTTCAGAGCGACGCAAACTTTATTGCAGATAAGGTGTTTCCTAACGTCCCTGTCAGTAAGAAAACAGACAAATACTACATCTATGACCGTAAAGAGTTTAACCGTGTAGGTGAAGTAAAACCTCTAGCCCCTCGTACACGTCCAGAACGTGTTGGTATGTCCCTCTCGACCGATACTTATTCGATTGATGTACGTGCCCTAGCCACAGACTTTGATTTTGAGACTCTGGCTAACGAAGATACTATGTTGAACATCCGTTCTGCACAGACTAACATGCTGATGAATCGTATGCGTCTGGATAAAGAACTCCGTTGGATTAGCACTTACTTTGCTACTAACGTATGGGATACAGAGTATGATGGTGTTGCTAATGCAGACGATGATACTGCTGCTGAAGTAACTCAGTGGGACGACTATACCAACTCTACACCTATTGTAGATATTACTACTGCTCGTACTGCTGCATTTCTTGCAAGTGGTGGCTTTATGCCAAATATTATGGTTGTTACGATGGATGTTCGTGACACTCTGATTAACCACCCTGATATTCTTGCTCGCTTGAATGGTGGTGCTACTGTAACTGATACCGCTCTGGTAACAGATGCTAAACTTGCAGAAATCTTTGGTGTATCTCAGTTCCTTACTATCAAGGCAATTCAGAATACTGCTGCTGAAGGTGTTGCAGAGGCTAGTTCCTTTGTTGCCACTAAGAAAGCTGCTCTGTACTATGCTCCACCTGCTCCCGGCCTGATGGTTCCTGCTGCTGGTTATAACTTCACTTGGTCCTCGCTGGACAATGCCTCTGGCTATGGTGTTGAAGTTCGTAGCTACACTGGTGATCACCTCGCTATTGAAGGTATTGCTGAAGAGATCCATGCAGTGATGGCTTATGACCAAAAAGTTGTAGGTACTGAGATGGGTGTATTCTTCAACACTATCCTAAGCTAAGGAAATGCAAATGACCCGACCATTTCAATATGACCAGCCCTTGTTCGTTAGGATTCCTTTTCGAGCGAGGGCAAAAGATTGGGCTAAGAATCAAGAGTTCAAATGGAAAGAACTCAGTATGGACAAAGACAAAGTAGTGTCCCTGTACACTCAAGGTTATTTAATCCATGATGAAGAAAAAGTAATTGCTACAAGAACTGGTGATGGACTAGAAGAACTAGGTGCTGATGGTTTGAAGTCTATTGTAGATTCCTACAATGAAAGAATTAGGGCAGTGGCTAAGACTGAAAAAACCCGTATTCAAAAATCAGTTAAGTACTCTAAGATTAATGACAAGCAACGTGGTTTAATTCGACAGTGGAGAAACATCAATGAAAGATGGCTTAACACTGCTGAACAAAATAAATAAGGACTTCTAATGTCTTGGACATATGATGCAACAGAATTAGGAACTTCTACAGAGGCAGAGAGACTAAACTCTGTACGTCTTTTTGTAGGAGACACTGATACTACGGATCAACAGGTCCAAAACGAAGAGATTACTTTTGCCCTATCGCAAACTAATAATAATGTGTACAGTGCAGCATCTTTTACTGCTAGGTTAATTGCTAGTAAATACTCACGTCTAGTCACTACAGAACTAGATGGAATGCTAATGGCTGAGTATTCTGATTTAGCTAAACAATACTCTAAATTATCTAAAGACCTAGACAACCTAGCTTCTGAATATGGAACTCCTAAACTTGGTGTTGTTGGTGGTGGATTAACCACTACTCAGATTGATGCTGTACGTACTCTTACTACTAGAGTTAATCCTTCTTTTAGGATGGATAGGTTTAGAATTGATACACAAGAATATCTTACAGACTATACACAATGACATTCCGCACAACAGTATTAAAACAGCTAGTAGATACTCATGGAAAGGCAGTTACTTTAAGGTCTGTCAGTCATGGTACATACAATCCTGCTACAGGTTCCGTTACAAATACTAACACAGATACTACCGTTAAAGTTTTCTTTGGCTCATATCATATATCAGAGATGAGTGGAACCACTATAGAAGAAGGTGATAGAAAAGCTGTAGTTAATACTTTAGACACTTCTGGTACTTCTACAACAGAACCTAAAGTTGGTGACTTTCTAATTGGTCAAGGTGATACAGTTAGAATTGAAAATGTACAGAAGATATTCTCTGGTTCTACTATAGCTTGTTATATCTGTCAGGTTAGAGAATGATTAGTTTTAGACTTCTTGGTAATACTGGTGCTTTAGCTGATAAAATACGTAAGTTAGAGAGACAGATTGACACTTTTAAGACTGAGATATTAGAAGAGTCTGCTGCTTTTTTAGTACTAGAATCTCCTGTTGATACCGGTGTATATATGGACTCTCATCACGTAGGAACTAGTGCTGCAAGTGGTTCAACAAGTTCATATGGTAAACCTATCAATCAACCGTACCAGCCATACGCTGATGCTGCTATATCTAGACTAACTTCTGAAATAAATGCTTTACCAGAAGACTCTAAAAGAGTTGTATTTTCCAATACCTCAGAACATGCTGATGAAGTAGAATATACTCATGGACATGCACCTTATACTAAAATGAGGTCTAGACTACCAGAAATAGTAGATAGGGCTGCTGCAAGGGCTAAAGCAACATGAGTGTGTATGATGATATTAGATCAGCTTTAGAAGTTAGGTTAGCTGCTACAACGGATGTTCCTGCAATCTCTTATGAGAATGTAAAATACATTCCAACTACAGGTACTCCCTACATTCAATCCAGAGTTATCTACAGTTCAAGAGTCCCTGCTGTAAGAGGGTTAAATCAATCTACAGGACAACCTCACCAACATAGATATAGAGGAGTATTTCAACTGCTACTTCATTATCCAGAAGATGTTGGCCCCTCTGCTTCACAAGAAATGGTTAATACACTAATTGATCGTTTTGAATCTTCCACAGATATTTCTTTTACTAACACTATCCCTAAAACAATCTATGTAACTGTAGATTACGCCGAACAAATGGGGGCCTATAACAGAAGCCCTTGGTATGTTACTCCAGTAAATATAAACTGGTATTGCTATGACACATAAGGAACTTTAATTATGCCCACTTTTTCTCAAGGCTCTCGCTCTGGCCTCTCTTATCTTGAAGAGGTTACATTTGGTACAACACCTGCTGGTGATTTTGACTCTCTTCCCTACACTACTCATTCCCTAGATTTTACTAAAGATCGTGTGCAAGGTAATGACATTCAACCAGACCGTATGCCACGCCATGACAGACATGGTAATAAACAAGCTGCTGGTGATATTGTAACTGACTTACGCGCAGATGTATATGATTCTTTCCTAGAAAGTTTGATGTTTGGCACTTGGGACTCTACCCCTGCTGCTGCTCCAGATGAACTTAAAGTAGGGACAACCCCTAAGTATTTTTCTATTGAAGATTATGCTGCTGACATTGACCAAGCTAGGCTCTTTACTGGTATGGCTGTATCTCAATGTGCTTTCTCTATTCGACCTAACCAGATGGTAACTGCTACTTGGGGTATGGTTGGTAAAGATATGACTATATCTGCTACAGAGAAAACTGTCACTGCTGCTTCTCTTAATGCTCCATTTGATGCTTATTCTGGTGCTCTTACTATTGGAGATACTGGAGGTGCTCTTAGTGCCGTAGCTACTGTAACTGGTATCGACTTTACTATTAACAATAGTTTGAATCCTACCTTTGTTGTTGGATCTGCTAGTACACCACAGCTTGAATATGGCATGGCTTCTATAGAAGGTACTATTACAGCTTATTTTGAAGACCTGTCTCTTATGAACAGATTCATCAATGAAACTGAAACTGCCCTTAAAGTTGCTGTAGATGATCCCACGGGTGCTAATGAATATAGCTTCTTATTCCCAAGAGCCAAGTTTAATGGTGCATCTGTCCCTGTAGCTAACCCACAGTCTCGTATCATCACTATTCCTTTTGTTGCTCTCTATGACAGCACAGAGGCTTCTAACATAGTGATCTATAGACCTGATACAACGTAACGTCTCTTAGGAGACTAGATAGGATGGTTGTCGTCGGGTCATCTATCCTATCGCTTATTAAATAAACCCGATTAAATTTAAATCCCGAAGGAAACCCGATGGACCTCTTAGACTATATCCCAGATACTAATGACCTTATTGTAGAACTTAAACTAAAAGATACTGTTCTACTTAATGAAGACAAGACCCCTATGACCATTACTTTCTATGGCCCTTATTCAGAGGAAGCTAAGAAAGTCAAACATAGTATGATTGATGAGAGAATTGCTAAATCTCAGAAAGAGTCTAAGACAACTTTTAGTTCTAAAGAGGTTGAAGAACTTAATATTATCTCTTTGGCTAGAAATATAAAAGAGTGGAATATCACTTTTAATAAAAAACAACCAAAGTTGACAGAAGCAGTTGCTATTGAAATTTTTACTAAAGCTTTTTGGATTAAAGATCTTTATGAAAACGCTGCTGAAAATACTCTGGGTTTTATGAAGGGCTAACATCTGACCTATTAGATTTCGCAGAACATAGCTTTAAATTAAGTAAGGTTCAACCAGACGGTATTAGTCTTAGAGAACACTTGCAATCAGTACAAAGGCAGACAGGCAATCCACCAAAAGATCTAATAGGGCCAGAGTTCCCTAGTCTAATGGAAAATGTCTGGTCTGCCTTTAAGCGTTTAAGTAATAGAAGATCTTCTGCTATGTCTGGTGTTAGTCCAATAACTTATGATCAAATACTTAGTTTTAAAACATTAACTAAAACTCCAATAGCCCCAAGAGAAATCTCAGTAATTGAGAGATTAGATGATTTATACAGAGAAGTGATGAATGAGTGATTTCACAGTAGATATTGATACCTCTAGTATTACTAGAGCTAACACAGCTTTACAGGAATATGGTGATTCTTGGGCTAAGATGGTTAATAGGGTTGTTACTGAGAATAACCGTATGGCTGCTGCTGTTAAAGCTTCTGAAAAAAGTTCTCAAGTATCTATAGAAGCTCAAAAGAGATTGGCATTAGCTACAGAAAAAGCTAACAGTGATGAAGTCTTTAAAGGTATACGTAGAAAAATAACTTTAATGGAAGCCTCCGCTAAGGTAGAGGCTAGGTTGGCTCGTGAATCTGAAGTGGCTGCTAATAAGGTTATTACTGCAACAAAAAGGCAATCTGCTGAGTTAGAAAGACTAAAACTTAAATATAGCCCTCTTTATGCTTCTTCTAAACAGTTTGAGAGAGCGCAGGAAGAAATAGAGGCAGCTTTTCAGTTAGGGGCTATCGGAGCTAAGCAATATAGCCAACAACTTGCCCTGTTGCAGAAAGAATATTCTGACTTTAATAGTGGTGCTGCTGGTGTAACTAACAGGTTTGTTACCGGTGTTGGTGGCGCTACAAAAAGTATGAATGGCATGAACATGGTTGTTCAGCAAGCTGGTTATCAAATTGGTGACTTTGCTGTTCAAGTTCAGTCTGGTCAAAGTGCTCTTGTAGCATTTAGTCAACAGGCTACTCAGTTAGTTGGCGTTCTCCCTATGGTAGCCAGTCAACTTGGACTATCTATGAAGGCTGCGATTGGACTGTCTGCTGGACTTGGTATTGGTATACCTGTTGTTACTTCTTTAGGCGGTTTGATGTGGACTATCTTCACAAATACCGATAAGTCTAAAGATTCTGCTAAAGATTTTGAGGAGGCTTTACAAGCTGCAAGAGATGCCTCTAAGGATATGGCGGATAATATTGATAGAATTAAAAAGGGATTAAAGGATTCTTCAGAAGATGTACTATTTAATAATTTAGAGGCAGCTAAAAAATCTCTAGAAGAAGCACAGGCATTTGCAGATAATCCCAGAGGGGATAGGGCAGGTGCATCTAAGGGACGTTTAGCTGATGCTCAAGCTTTAGTTGATGCTGCACAAGAAGAACTTGACCTGTTTAGGCAACGTAGATCAGAGGAAGCTACCTTACAAGAAACTACAACAAGAAGCCTGAATGATAAGTTAAGACTATTAGAAATAGAAAAAGTTCTAGGCAAAGAATCTTTAACATATAAAAATCAAGCAGATGAATATGAAAGACAGGCTTTAAAACTTAAATTAGAATCTGAGAATGTAGATAAACAAGTCATAACTAATGCAATAGCTACATTAACTCAGATACAAAAAATAACTAGGGAGTTAGAGGACTCTAAAAGAAGTGTCTTAGTTATTGCTAACGCAGATATGGCCAGCGGTATTGGTGCTGCTGCTGCTGTTGCTGAAGGGTTGGCTAGTAGTATGAGGGCTGCTGCTGCTGCTGTTGCTCAGATAGTTGCCACTGGTGCAAAAAAAGATAAAACTCAATTAGGTTTTGGTTTTGGTGATGTTAAAGTTCCCGGTGTTGGTGGCTCTAGTTTAGGTTTTGGTGACTTAGGTTATTTAGATGACTCTTATAGGAATATTACAGACCTTAGAGAAGAAGATAAAAAGAAGAGCAGGGGATCTTCTGGTGGAGCCTCTAAGGCTAATCTTTCTTTTATAGAAAATATGCGTACTGAGATGGCTCATAGAAGAACTCTTCTAGGGCTGTATGGTGAGGAAAGAGACTTAGCTGAAGAAGTCTACCGTATTAATCAAAGTTTAGGTGAATCTAAAAACAAGTATTCCGCACTCGCTATTTCTAACTTAGCTAAAGAGAATTTGGCCCTACAAGCACAAGAAGAACTTTATCAAAAGAGTGTGCAGAATATGCAAGCCTTTTACGATAATGTAGAGAGTAGTTTTAGTGAAGCTTTCACCTCTATTATTAATGGCACTGAGTCTGTAGA